ATAACTGAAATGATAGATGCTGAAACATGGCTGACAGGGAAAGAAGCGAGCAATTATTTTTCTATAACTGTAGGGAAAAGACAGGAAATATTGAACTGTTCTGGAGAATATCCTAAAAATTTTAAGAAATTACCGGAGAATTTTAAAACAGCAACTAAACTAATGATAGATAACAGTAAAAAAATTAAAGAAATAGAAATAGAATTAAATTTATAAAAAGAGAGGATGATGTAAATGAAAAAATCGGTAGAAATGAAAAGACAGTTAGATGAGATGAAAAATGAAATTAAGGGATTGCAGGAAGCAGGTAAGATAGATGAAGCACATGCAAAGTTAAAAAATTTATCTGATTTAAGAAATGCTATTGCAATACAGGAAGCTTTAGAAATAGAGGATAAAGACAATTTTGAAGGACGGGAAATAAAAGAAAAAAATAAAGATATGGATGTAAATAGAATATTTAATAAAACTCTATTAGGAAAATCTGTAACAGAAGAAGAAAGAAAATTTTTAAATGCGGCAGGAACGCCCGGACAGGTAGAAGCGACAGACGGAAAAGGTGGATATTTAGTACCTGTGGAACAATTTAATCAGATTAAAGAACTAAGAAGAAACCTTGTTTCATTAAAAGATTTATGTAATATCATTCCAGTAACTTCATTAACAGGTACTTTACCAATGGAAAAAGGAAGTACGGGAGAACTTACGTCATTTGAGGAATTAAATGAGATAAATAAATCTGACGTTGATTTTAGCCAAGTAAAATATACAACAACAGATTATGGAGATATTATTCCTATATCAAATACTTTGTTATCAGATGAAAATGCAAATTTAACAGCATATATAGGAAGAAGATTTGTAAAGAAAGCTGTAAATACTGAAAATAAAAAAATAATTGCATTACTGAAAGGATTAACTCCGAAACCTGCAGCAAATATTAAGGTAATAAATACAGCTTTAAATGTGGATTTAGATCCTGCAATTTCGCAAAATGCAGTGATAATAACAAATCAGACAGGATTTAATTTTATGGATAATTTAGATGATAAGCAAGGAAGACCTTTATTAGAAATAAACTTACAAAATTCTACACAAAAAACATATAAAGGAAGACCGGTTATAGTGTTATCTGATGCCTTGTTGCCTATGAATACTACAAAAGCACCCGTATTTGTAGGTGATTTAACAGAATTTGTTGCATTTTTTGATAGGGAAGGACTTGAATTAGCTGTGTCAACGGAAGCTGGATTTACTAAAAATGCAACATATATGAGAGCAATTGAAAGATTTGATGTGAAGAAGGTTGACGGAGAAGCAATGGTTTACTTAGAATTAGCAACTTCTTAATAGGTGATTGTATGAATAAAGATGAAGTAAAAAAATATCTTAGGCTTGATTATGAAGATCCTTTGATAGATAATTTTCTGATAGTATCAGAGAACTATATTAAGGATGCTGTAGATGATTTTGATAAGAAAATCAAAAATCAACAATTTAAGTCGAAAGCTGAAATGGTTCAACTGGTTATTATTCAGGAGTTATATGACAACCGTAATCAAGCTAAAAAAGACTCAACAGATTTTTCTTATATAATCCGTTCTATGATAACACAATTGCAATATTGGAGTGAATAATATGAGAGACAGAAGCACAAAATTAAGACATGAAATATCAGTCTATAAAATGACAGAAATAAAAAATGAATTAGGCGAAATTGATAAGAAAGAGCAATTTATAAAATATGCTTATTGTGAAATTATACCGCAGGGGAATAAGGAAACAAAGACTCCTGCAGACACAGAATATAATGAGCATGTATATCGCCTTACATTTAGACAACAGTCTATTTCTGAAATAAAAAAAGACTGGTACTTTATGCATAAATCTAATAAATATGAAGTGATATACTGGAATGAAGACTTTACCAATAGGGAATTTATTGAAGTATTTTGTAAGAGAGTTGATGAATAATGCCAGTAGAAATTGAAGGTCTTAAAGAATTTACAAAAGAAATGCTTGATATATGTTCAAAAGATTACCCAAAACAAGTAAAGAAAATGTTGCAAAAAAGCGGGAACAAGCTTAAAAGAAAAGTAATCGCAAAAGCAAAATCAAAAGTAAAAAAGAAAACGGGTAATTATTTAAAAGGTTTCAAAAGAGGAAAAGTTTATAAATATGAAGGTAACGAAGATGCTGTAAGAGTGTATAATTCGTCTCCACATGCACATTTGATAGAGTACGGACATAGAATGGTAACAAAGTCAGGTAAAGAAGTTGGTTTTGTTAAAGGGTATCATATTCTTGATGGTATTCAAGATGAATTTGACGATGAATTTAAAAAAGACATCGGAGAAATGCTTGATAATTTGAAGGTGGAAAAATGATAAGTTTAAAAGAAATTATGTTAGCAATTAACAGGAAAATAAATGAAAGTCTACAAATGAATGTAGATAGTAAGAATTTAGAAGAGGAATTCGAAAGGCCTTCGGTCAGAACTTCAATAGACAATTTAAAAGCATCAGCCTTCATGCAAAGCATGAAAGAACGTAATTTTATAGTTAGAATATATTATTTTCCAAAAGATAGGAATAAAAATAAAATCGAGTTACTGGAAATTCAGGAGAAATTAGAGACTGCTTTCTTTAGTCATTTAAGAATTAAAGGGGGCTTTTTCATTTATATTGAAGAAATAATTTTTAATATAAGTGATGGAATATTAATTGGAGAATTTGAAGTAATGACACTGGAAGAAATTATAAATGATATTGATTTAGAAAATATGGAAGAACTAGAAATAAAAACTAATACCATATTACAAGGGAACAACGTAGGAGAAAGCAAGGATTTGGCAGAAGGGTTTCAAATAAAAAATAAAATTTTTTAAAAAGAGGTGATAATATTGGGATTACCAAATATATTAATTAAATTTAAACAGAAAGCAATTACCGCTGTTAAGCGTAGTCAACAGGGGATAGTTGGATTGATTGTTCGAGATGAAACAGATACTACTATTAGTACTAAAATTTACAAAAGTTATACAGAAATATCTGAAAGTGATTGGACACCTGAAAACTTTCAGTTTATAAAAGATTGCTTTGAATTTACTCCCGCAAAAGTAAAGGTATTTAGAATAGGTACAGGAGCAAAAGGGAAAATATCCGATGCTTTAAAATTAGTTGCGAAAGAAAGAGTTAACTGGTTAGGAACAGCTTCTTCAACGCAAGCGGATCACGATGAAATTGTTACTTGGATTAAAGAGCAAGAAAAAATAGGTAAAACTTATAAAGCTGTGGTATATAAGGGAAGCAATACTAACTGTAAGCACGTAGTAAATTTTATGAATGAAAAAATAAAATTTAAGGATACAGCAAGAGGAGAAAAAACAGGAAATGAATATATCCCTACTTTGCTGGGGCTTCTTGCAGGACTTCCAATGACTAGGTCTGCAACTAACTTTTTATGTGGAAATTTAGAGGAAGTATCAACTTTTGATGATATAGAAAGCGTTATTGATAATGGAGGCTTTTGCCTTATTAAAGATGAGGATGATGTAAAAGTAGCTAGAGCTTGTACTTCTCTTAAAGAGATAACACAGGATAATACAGAAGATATGAAAGATATTATAATAATTGAATCTATGGACCTTATAACTGATGATATTAGAGAAACATTTAAAGAATGGATAGGAAGATATAAAAACAAATATGAAAATCAAGTTTTGTTTTTTTCTTCTGTAAATACATATTTTAGACAGTTAGCAAGAGAGGATATACTCGACCCTGAATATGACAATAGAGCAGAAGTTGATATTGAAGCTCAAAAATTAGCTTGGTTAAGTGTAGGAAAAACAGAAGTAAATGACATGAAAGATGAAGAAATTAAAAAGCTAACATTTAAGAAAAAAGTATTTATGTTAGGTAATATAAAAATATTAAATGCGGTAGAAGACTTTGAATTTACAATTCACATGTTTTAAAACAAGGAGGTAAAAAATGGCTAATAAAATGGAAACAAATAGAGTACTTAGGGGTAATTTTGGTAAGGTATGGGTAAATAATGAAGAATGGATGAATGTAAAATCGTTTGAGGCAAAAGTTTCAGCTGAATACGAAGATGTAAATATTCCCGGTAATTTTGGAATGCACAAAAGATATGTTGGATTTAGCGGAGAGGGAACTTTAGTAACCACTAAAATTGATAGTAGAGTAAGTAAATTAGTTGCTAAAGGATTTAGGGATGGTAATATCCCTAATATAAAAATTGTAGCTTCTTTAGCTGACCCAACAGGTTATGGAGCTGAAAGAGTGGAAATATTGGAAGTAACAATAAATGAATTAATGGTAATGCAATATGAAAATAAAAAAATAATAGAAGAAGAAGTACCGTTTAATTTTGCAGATTATAACTATATAGATAAAATAGATTAAAGGAGCTAGAAGAAATGAAAAGATTAGGATTAAGTGATTTTTTAGAATTAAAATCAAAAAGAGAAGGACAAGAACAAATTATAGAATATAAATCGGATTTTTTAGATGGAAGTATACAAGTTAAGAGAATAAGTCCTTATAAAGTTACAGAAATATTGGATAAAACTGACGAAATAGAAGGTGGGCAAGCTACTAGAGGAGCAAAAGCAAATTCTGAATTAATTTATAAACATTGTCCGGATTTTCAAAATGATGAGCTTATAAAGGAATTTGGCTGTGTAGAACCATATGACATAGTTTTAAAAATCTTTGATGATAACATAGGAGAAGTAGGAAGATTTGCGACATTTATATTAAACCTATATGGAATGATTGAAAAAAAAGATAATGAAAATAATGAAAATAAGATAGGTTCTGATATAAAAAACTAATTGAGAATGACGGAGATGTATTTTTAATTTCATATTATTTACAAAAAGGCTTTACTCTTGATTATTTATTGAATTTAAATACTTTAGAGCGAGTTTTTTTTTATGAAAGTATGAATTTTTATCTTGAACTTGAAGCAAAAAAATTAAAAGCGATAGGAGGTGCTTAAATGTCTAGGAGCATTAATGTCATTCTCAATTTAAAAGACCAGTTTACAGCCCCTTTAAAAAAAGCCACTGCAAATGCAAAAGTTACAGAAAGAAGCTTTAAAATGGGTGTAAATAATATAAAAAAATCTATAACAGGAATGACTAAAACAGCTGTAAAAGGGATTGCATTTGCAACGGGATTAAATTTAGCTGCGACAGGATTATTTTTAAAGCAATCAGTTGATGCATATAAAGAAGCTACAATACAAACTACTAAAATGGAAAGCGTTTTAAAAAATAATAAAGGTATAACCGCTGGTCAAATTGATGATTTAAAACAATATACTTCTACTTTGCAATCAAAAGGGGTTGTAGAAGATGATGTTCTTAAAGCTGGAATAGCCAGTGTAGGAGTATTTGGATTGCAAGCTGACTCTATAAAAAAATTACTTCCGGGAATAGCTGACTTAGCAGTTAAGGAAAAAGGTCTTAATGTAACAAGTGAAGATATGGCCACTTACGGGAAATTAGTAGGAAAAGCTATGTCAGGACAAACAGGAGCATTAAAAAAAGCGGGAATTGTAATAAATAAAAATCAGGAAATTATCCTTAAATATGGAACAGAGAGTCAAAAAGCAGCATTAATTGCGGGTCTTTTAAAGCAAAAAGTAGGCGGTGTAAATGAAGCTATGGCTCAAACTGATGCAGGGAGAATCCAGCAATTGAAAAATGATTTTGGAGATTTTCAGGAAGAAATAGGAGCTGTTGTGTTACCTGTTTTGTCTGAATTTTCAAAATGGTTTATGTCTCAACTGCCTTCAATAAGAGAGCAGTTTCAGCAATTGATTCAAAAAGGGAAAGCATTTGTTTTGGAAAATCAACCACAATTTGAAAAAATAAAAGAAACTATATTTAATTTGGGAAAAGTTGTAATTGAAACGGCAGGATATTTTATTACTAATTTTGAGCAATTTGCACCTATAATTGGGGTTATTACTGCCGCATTTGTAGCATATAAGGCTATAATGATTGGAACAAAGACTGTGACATTTGCATTAACTGCCGCAGAGTTTGTTAAAAATTCTGTTTTAGCAACAGGAGCAGTAGCGGTTAATGCCGTTACTATTGCACAGTGGGCGTTAAATGCCGCAATGTCTGCTAACCCTATTGGAATGATAATAATAGGGATAACGGCATTAATTGGGATTGGAATACTGCTTTATAAAAACTGGGATACTGTAAAAGCTGGAGCAACTGCTTTGTGGAATTCTCTTATGAATTTTTTAAAGCCTGCAATAGATGTTGTAAAGGGTGCTTTTGATAGCTTAATGGGTGGAATAAATGCAGTCATAGGTGGATTTAACAGAGTAAAAGACTCTATAGGCGGAGCAATACAAAAATTGATGAACTGGAATAATACAAAGGCAGAAAATAAAAGCGTAAATGTGCAAGCAAATAATGTTTCAACAGGGCCTGCTCCTGGAAGAAAAGCTCTTGGAACATCTTATTTTAAAGGTGGGCTTACACAAATAAATGAAAATAAAAGAAATGAAGTAGCGGTATTGCCAAATGGAACGGAAATTTTAAGTCATGAGCAGAGCAAAAAGCAATCTGAAAAGCCAAGCGTTTCGGTAAATGTTACAATTGAAGGAAATGTCATTGGAAATGAGGAATATGCTAACTACGTAGGAAATGAAATTGTATCAAAAGTAATGGGAGCTTATAAGAATATGTAGAAGGGAGTGAAAATATGAAGGTTATGTTTAAAAAAGGAAATGAATATGCGATACTCCCTGTAGTTCCACATATTCATTTAATAAATCAGTCTTTGTCTGATGAAGAATTTGAAACAGTGGACAAAGGCTCTTTGCTTTTGATTGGTAAAAAGGGATTAAGAAAATTTGAAATTGAAAGTTTTTTTCCAAATAAAATATATCACTGGATGGAAATAGGAAGTGTTCCTAATCCTAAGTTTTATATTAAATTCTTTGAAAAATACAGGGATGAAAATGAGCCTGTCAGAGTAATTATAATCAGTAAATTTAAGATTGTACTGAATATGGAATGTAGATATAACTTCCAGCATGGGATTTCAGATAGAGCAGGAGACGTTCCATATAGTCTTGAAGTTACTGAATACAAAAGACAACAGGGGAAAGAACCGTTGACTGAATTTGAAGAAAAAGTAGTAAAAAAAGCGAAGGAAATAGAACAGCAGGCAATGAATAAAGCAAAAGAAATTGCAGGAGGTAATGAAAAATGGATTTCAGGCTTGTATCAGCGGATGAAGGATTGGATATAATGCCTTTTGTTTCAGGCTTAAAATGGAGTGATAGCGTTGATACTCTTGGATTGGAAATGTCATTTACTTTGCCGGATAATTTTAATGATAAGAATTTTAATTTTTTAGATAATATAACACTTGGAAGTGGATTATCTTTATTCAAGGGTAGTGAACTGATTACACAGGTAATAATAGTTGAAGAAGACAATGGAAATAACACAAGGAGCTTTAAAGCATATGATTATGCTTTTTGGCTTAATAAATCAACTACTATTAAGCAATTTAACAAGATCAGCAGTGAAAATGCAATAAAAGAATTATGTGCTGAATATGGAATAGCAGTAGAAATCACAGGATTAACAAGTGTGATTACTAAAATTTATAGTGATAAGACAGTAAGTGAAATAATAAAAGACATCATTAATATTAATACGGCGGAAAATAAGAAAAAATATGTGCTTGAAATGGAAAGAACGACTGTAAAAATAAGTCCTTATGAAAAAATAATAATTGATAGCACTTATGAACTAAGCAAAAACAATCTTGTAAAAGCAACAGATTTTTTGAATAGCGTGAGTCACAGCAGAAGCATTGCAGATTTGAAAAATAAAATAATTGTAATTAGTGGTGATGAAAAGACTCAGAGAGTAGTTGCAGAAGCAAAGGATGATGCAAGTATTAAAGAATTTGGATTACTGCAGGAAGTGGAAAAGTTTGATGAAAAGAGTAAAGGAAATGCACAAAATATAGCAAACAATAAGTTAAAAAGACTTAACAGAATAAATGAAGATATCAGTTTAACGATGCTTGGAAATGAGAAAATAAGAGCTGGAAGGATAGTAGAACTTGAGAATGATAATCTTTATTTACACGGAGAGTATTTAATCAAAGATTGTGAACATATTCTTGAAAATAATAATCATAAATGTAATATAAACTTAATTGAATATTCTGAAAATGACATTGAAAATGAAATTGAAGAGGCAGCAGAAGCTTACAACAAAGAAAAAGCAAAAGAACAAGCTAAAGCAGAAAAAGCAGCCAAGAAAAATAGTAAAAAAAGTAAGAAAAGTAAAAAAAATAAAAACAAAAATGGTGAAGATAAAAATATCAAAAAAGGAGCAAAAAAATGAGTTGGGAAAATGAATTTGCCAGAGCATTCAAAGATAGGGATAATATTATACCTATGGGAGTACTGGAAGGTGTAGTGATTTCAACAAGCCCATTAAGAGTAAAAATAAAAGAAGGCTTAATAATATTAGAGCCTGAACAGATATATGTGAGCCGAGGGCTTACAACAAAGCACTATAAAGCAAAAGGAACAGGAAAATTAAAAGGAAGTAATTTAGGAACAATTAAACTGAATGGCACGATGCAGACAACAGATGAATTAAAATGGTCTGATGTGGATGTGGAATTTGATTTTGAAGTGACTTATCAGCTTGAAGAAGGACAGAAAGTATATGTGATTCCGACAACAAGTGAACAAATGTATTTTATATGTGATGTCATAGAAAATAAGGAGTGATGTGGATGTTTCCAAATATTAAATTTATTGGTGAAAATGAAATAGAAGAACTGGAAAAAGAATCGTCATTTGGAAAAACATTTCTGATTGATTTTACAAAAGGGGAAATGCTAAAAAAGGACGGAAGGTTAATAAAAACAGATGACATAAGAAGTATAAGGATGTGGATTGAAAAGAAATTATTAACTGAAAAATACAAATATAAAATATATAAAACATATGGATTAGGATATAAAGAAATGCTATTAGGCAAGAGATTTCCTACTCCTTTTTTATATGCGGAACTTGAAAGGGAAATCGAAGAGGAAATGAAAAAACATCCAAGAATTTTAGAAATTGAAGACTTTGAAGCGATAATGGAAAGGAATAGGTTGAAAACAAAATTTCGGGTAATATTAGATAATTTTGAATCATTTGAATGGGAGGCGTTTTTAAGTTGACGGTAATAATTAAGAAAACGGCAGAAGAAATATTGAATAGCATGTTAAATAATTTACCTTCTGATTATGACAAAACGGAAGGAGGATTATTTTATGACAATTTGGCACCTATTTCAATTGAATTTAGCAATTTTAGAGATATTGTGGATTATGTGCATAAAATGGGGTTTGCTGACACATCAGAGGGAATTTTTCTTGAAAAGATTGCAGCAACAGTAGGACTTTCAAGGAGAGAAGCAGTAAATTCTGTTGGAGAAGTCCAAATTGAAGGAGAAGTAGGAACAGTTGTTGAAGTCGGAACAAAAATAAGCAGTGATACTTTTATTTTTGAAACGACTGAAAAGAAAGTTATAGATGCTACAAAAAAAGTAATTGTTCCTGCTAGATCAGTTGACAAAGGAAGTGGATGTAATGTAGGAATTGGAGCAATAAAGTATTTCCCAGTCACAATACAGGGCCTTACTAAAGTGACTAATTTAAAAGAATTTAAGGAAGGATACGATGCAGAAACTGATGAAGAACTGAGGACAAGATATTTTATTAAGGTCAGAGAGCCAGCAACATCAGGTAATATTTATCATTACAGGCAATGGTGCTTGGCCGTTCCAGGAATAGGCGGAGTGAAAGTATTCCCTTTGTGGAATGGAAATGGTACTGTAAAGCTTGTGTTAATGGATGTCAACGGACTAGCTCCAGGAACACAGCTTTTAAAAAATGTACAAGATTATGTAGAAGAACAAAGACCGATTGGTGCAACGGTTACTTATAATGCAGCAATTTCTAAGATTGTCAATTTTACTGGAAAAGTTAGGATTGGAACAGAAATAACAATTGAAAAAGTAAATGAGGAATTTAAAAAGAAAGTAATAGAATACTTCAGAAAATCAGCTTTTAAAGATGATTATCTGAGCTATGCAAAGCTTGGAAATATTCTTTTAAATGTGACTGGAGTAAAGGATTATCTTGATTTTGAAATGAATAACGGGACTACAAATATAACTCTAGGAGCAGAGGATGTGCCAACTTTTGGAACAGTTAAAATAGAGGTGATGTAATGGAAAAGTTAATAAAATACATGCCAAAATATTATAGAAAAGTTGAAGAAATTGTGAATCTACAAAAGGCAATAGAAGATGTTGTAGATGAGGAAGAATTTTTAAAAGGCATTTTAAGACAGAAATTTGTGCAAAGTTCAACTTGGAGTCTTGAAAACTGGGAAGAAATATTTGAAATAACAACTGACATATCTTTATCAGATGAAGCTAGAAGAGAAAATATAATAGCAAAAATGCAAGCTGGGAAAACAACGACAATAAAAATGCTGGAAACTATGGCAGAAGTGTTTAGTGGTGGTAAATGTGATGTTATAGAAGTTAATAACGAATATTTCTTTTATATAAAATTCATAGGAATTTATGGAATTCCAGCAAATATGGATGGATTTATCAAAGCAATTGAAAGAGTAAAACCAGCACATTTAGGATTTAAGTTTATATACAGCTACATGACCTGGGATGAATTTGATAGATATAATAAAACTTGGGACATGTGGGATAGTTTAAATTTAAATTGGGAAGATAGAGAAAAATATAAAGAATAGGAGGTAAAAAATGCCAGCACAGAAAAAAACAACACTGGGCCTTAACCAGTGGATAGGGAGTGAGTATCCAAAGAGAATAGATTTTGTTGAAGATAATAAAATAATAAACGATGAACTTGAAAACAGAGTAAAATACACAGACCTTGCTGAAGAGAATAAGGCAGGAATAATTACTTATGCAAAAATTAAAGAGATAGCACCAAAACCTGATTTGTCGCCCTACATTCCGTTTTCAAAAGGGTATAGGAACAGCAATAATTCTGACTGGGTAGTAAGGGCAAATAGTTCGGACACTTGGGTTCCGCAAACTTTAAATATGTATAATCCGTCTGGGTCTTTTGTAGGAGCATATCACACTAATGGAAATAGGGCATATTACAAAGTTCTGAATCGAAATGGCGGAAACTGGTGCGAAATAATGGATAATCACGATATGAATATCCGAGACAATAAAATAAGCAATATTGAAAGAATGATAAACGATATGAATAACGATAGAAATGGTATAAGAAATAGCGTTTCGCAATTATGGACAAAAGCGAATGATTTATACCACAGAAGTGATAATGATACGGTAAGAGATATAAGGTTAGTGGGATACATAGCCCCGATTGTGGCACACGCAAATCAAGCGACGGAACGTGTAGGGTATGTCGTCACGGGACTTGTAAATGGTAATAATGACCATATTGTCGACCAAGTTCAAATGCGTGCTTTTCAAATTAAACGCGGAGGCTCAGGAGGTCAGAATTGGTATACAGTGCCTTTCGGATAGAAATAGTGGAGGTAAAATAATGAAATTTATAGTAGACAGAGTTGAGATTATAACATTAGAAGACGGTTTCAAATATTACGGAATTTTCGACAAAGAAAATAAGGACTGGTACGAAGAATTAAAAAAGTTCAAGTCAGATACTTTAAAAGTCATGTACAATAAAGATACACATTTAGTATTTAGTGCAAATGTAGACGCTTCAATGATAGCTCCAACGATGTCTGGAGATGTCGTAGAGGAAATAGAATATCAGGAATTTGAAGCTGAACCAGGCAACTATTTTGTAGACGGAAAAATAGTTAAACTTAAAGAGTGTGAAGCAATTAAGGACGGAAAGATCATATTTAATAGGGATTTTAAGATTGAGCAGATAAAAGCAGAATTATCAAAGCTGAAAACAGAACATTCAGAGAAAGCATTTGTTTTCAAAGATGACTATGTTCAAAGAAATCGGGAACTGGATAAAAATAATTTGAATAACATTGTAACAATGATGTTAGCAACCAAGAAAGCGAATTTTGAGGGCTGGAAATTTAAAAATAAAGACGGAACTGACGTATATGTTACTTTAACATTACAAGACGTACTTGAATTATCTAAAACAATGACAGAACAGACAACGAAAGCTATGCACACTGAAACAGTGTTAAGAGAAAATCTTGTAAATTTATCTGATGCGGAACTAAAAAATTTCAATGCTGAAGAGGAGTTTGAAAAGCTGTGGAATAGCGGAAAATAAGGAGGTATTTATGCTTGAAAAAGACAAGTTATATATAAGCTTTCACAGACCAAAATCAATTATTGGTTTATTGATAACATTACGTACACTGGGCAAATATAGTCATTGCGAGTTTGTCTACAATGATTATGTATATCTAAGCAATCCTGGTGGAGTGAGAATAAAGCCTTTTGTTTACAAGAGTAATATGGATATATATGAGCTTGACAGTCATATAGAAATTCCGATAGTGCTAGAAGAGTTTAAAAAATTGAAAGGCAAAGGATATGATTACAGTGCAATATTGTTCAGTCAATTGCTGGAACTAGGGATAGAGCATAAGGACAAATATTTCTGCAGTGAATTGTGTCTGCACTTAATAAATAAGGGACTAGACGATAGCTTGACTTACAATTTAAAGACACTAAAGGCTAATCAATTTAGCCCAAGCAAATTATTCAAGTATTTAAAATTTATGGAATTATTAGGGAGAAAGGTGGAAATGTAAATGACAGACAGATTTGAAAAAATATTTGACTATCTTTTGAAAGTTGAGGGCGGATATTCAAATGATAAACATGACAAAGGTGGGGAAACAACTTGGGGAATAATAGAAAGTGAAGCAAGAAAACATGGATATAAGGGAGATATGCGTGATTTTCCTAAAGAAATGGCAAAAGATATTTATAAAAAAGATTATTATCTAAAAAATAGACTGAATGAAGTAAAAGACGACAGGATAGCACTTTCAATATGTGACTGGGCTGTAAATTCAGGCAACTGGGGAGTTAAGAAAGCTCAAAAGGTTCTTAACAGACTTGGATATAAGCTTACTGTAGACGGCAGAATTGGAAGTAAAACATTAGAAGCTCTGAATACAGTAAATACCGATAAATTCTTAAAGCTGTATCACGAAGTACAACGGGAATTTTACAGCACTATAGTAAGTAAGAATAATACCCAAAAGAAGTTTTTAAAAGGCTGGCTAAATAGAATAGTTAAAAAAGAAGAATATGTAAAAAATAATTTTTAAATAACAAAAAATAAAAATAGGAGATGATTTAAAATGAATGCACAATTAAAAATAATTTTAGTAACAATGTTAGTTGATTTTACAAGAAAGGAAATATTAGAAAAAGAGATAATATTCGGAGCTAAAAAAGGAATACAAAAATTAGAAGCAGTAAAAAATAATTTCTTTGTAAAATTTAAAGACTTTATAAGAAAATCACAGAAAATCAATAATCCTTATATTCCTGATGAAATTGAAAAATTTACAGAGGAATTATTGTTGCAAGGAACGGAAGAACTTGAAAAAAATATTAATATAGACGACATTATTCATAAAATATTAGGAGTAGAAAAATCAGCTATTAATATTTAAAAATAAGGAGGACAACTATGTTTTACAGAGAAATTAGTGATTTTGGAATTATGATTGTAATATGCGGAGTATTTTTATATTTTGCAAAGACAATTTTTGATTATATGATAAAAGGCATTTCAAAACATTATGCTGAAATAATAGCAAAGTTGGATTATGCAGAACAAAGAAGGGCCGTATTAATAAATGGGAATGAAAAATTAATTGACGTTCTTAACAGACTCGAAAGCAGATTGAGGACAGAAAAAATAACAGGAAAAACATTAGGAATAGTATTAAATACTAAGGCAAGTCAAATATGTCTGTGTATTAAAAATGAAGCTATCGAGATAATAAATGAGAATAATATTAATAAAAATTGGAATTCTATTGAAAGTGAACTTGAAAATTTATATGATGAAAAAATTTTAAAATTTCAAAAAGAATATCAGGAACTTGCTGAATTTGAGATTTATTCAGAAATAAATAAGCAATTTATAATAGAATTAAATCAATCAAAGCCGATAATAATTTTAATTTTATCCGAATTAAAAAAAGCAGAAGATATAACAGATTATAGAATAGCAATAAGACAAATAAGTGCGGCAATGGACAAAACTAAAAAGAATATGCAAAGAATAATAAACGAAGTTGTAAATTAAAGAGCGGGCTTTATTTCCTGCTCTTTCTTTTTTTATGAAAAAATGACAATGGAGATAAAAGAATTAATAAAATTAGGGATTTTATGCCCTAATTTTTTTGTAAAAAAATAAAAATATTTTATAAAAAGTATTGACATATTATACAAAAAATAGTATACTGTATGTGCAGAGAGGAGGTGGTAGTGTGAACATCGTAGACTTAATCAACCTACTTGCTGGAATATGCACAATCATCATGACGATTGATTATTTCTTAAACAAATGGAAATAATCAATTGAGAGGGTTCCTCCCCCTCTCTTGCTAAAATAATAAAAAAAGGAAGTGATTATAATGTTACAATATATAAATACAGTTTTATCTGTAGTCAATTTGATTTTACTGATATACTTACTAAAAATAAAAAAATAAGCCCTACTTGCTATTTTTTAGGGCTTAGTGTGAACATCGTTTTCAATATTATAATATCATAATAATTTGAAAAAGTCAATTGAGAGGGAAAAATGCAAAAAAAAGAAAATAGAGGAGCAAAAAAAGGACGTATAATAACTTGGAATACTCGTCCCGATATTGAACGGGTAAAAGATGTAAATATGTCTTTTAGAACAACAGCAGAAGAAAGAGAAGAAATAAAGAGATTATTAAAAGAGCTTGGAAAAGGAACAACTTCTGAAAAAATCATAAAAGGATTAAAGTTTTTAAAAGCGATACAAGAAGTTTGA